AGCCCACGCGCGCCGGATCGGCCACCGCTATTCGCTGCTGTACGCGCTGGTATCGGCCACCGAACTGCATCGCCTGAATCGTGACGTCGACGAGGTCGCCACCCTGTCGTCCGAGGCGCTGCAGATCGCGCGCGAGATGGGAACGCCGCTGTGGGCCGTCTGCGCCGAAACCAGCGAGGCGTGGGTCAAGGCCGTGCGCGGCGATGCCTCGGCGCTGGGGGAGATGGCCTCGTGCGTCCAGCGGATTCCCGCCTGAAGGGGGGTGAGATAAATCCAGGGCTGGAGATGAGATAAATCTGGGATTCACCGGGCCGTGGTGGGCTTTACCGGGACAAGAAGTACAACAACCTTTCATGTCAGGAAACCCGGGCGGCCGCGGCTTCAATCGGCGAAATCACCCAGGAAGTTATCCACAGCCTGGAGCACAGACGGACGGACATCGTCTTGCAGCGTGGCGTTCTGGGCCGTCCCCCTGAATGGCAGATACGGTCGGGCCGGGATGCTGATGGTGAATCCGTTCACAGTGTACCGCCGGTCCGTCGCCCGCTTGTGGCTGTCCCGCGCAAAGACGGCGAGGTTCCGCGATCGGCCGGTGGCACCTTGGCGCATCAGCGCGCCGCTGGAGGTAGTCCGCAGGCGGGCGACGCCAGAGTACGGCGGTCGCTCTATCGTTCCACCGAACTGGTGGACGGCCGCATATGCGCGGGCGGCGCCGCCGGCCCCCACCTTGGCGTAATCGTCGCCGTAGGTCGACGAGACGCTGGCGGCCAGGCGGCCGGAATCCTGTAGGATCATCAGCACCGACCCGCGCTTCTGCCGCCGCCGCAAAGTACTCTTCTTGAGCGGCAGCCATGCCGGTCGGCCCTGGGCGGCAAAATTCGCCTCCGTCTCGCTTTCCAAGATTCCTGCGATGATGCGGAATAGCGGGGCCGAGTTCGCCAGGCGCCCCTCGAGTCTGCCCAGCTGTGCATCGGCGCCGGCAATGATCAGTTCGACATCGATCATCGGATGCTCCCAACCGAGCGCAGCTCGACCCCATAGAGCAATGTTCCTTGCCGAAGCGCCTCGGCCTCGGCCAGATCCTCCGGCGAGTCGCTGAACACCTTCCAGAAGAGCGACCCATCGCGATTTTCTCGGACGTAAAGCGCCCGCAGCAGCCGGTCACCAAATACGCCGAAATACCTGCGCCGGTAGTAGCCGTCATCATCCAGCCCCAGCCATATTTCAGCCGGCGCCTGGAGGGCAGCCATCACTGCGCGGGCCATGCGCAGCGCAGCATCGTCCAGATCCTGTGGCGCAGGCAGCAGTTCAGGGCGAAGCACCACCGGCCCGAGCGGCGTCTGGACCTCCCGCATATTGCCGCCGGGCACCAGTTCGGCGAGCAGCTGCGCATGGGCATCGGCCGGAGAGTCGCCGCTCGTGAGGCCTGGTACGTCCAGGACCGGGAAACGTTGATCATTCAGACCAGGCCGTCCAGCTTGCGCAGCGGTAATCGCGCCCAAGGGCGGCTCGGTCAGCGTCTCGCGCTGTAGCGCGCTTCGAAAGCCAGCTGCGTCGAACCGCGCCCATGCCTCGCCCGGGTTGTAGTCCCAGGATGGGTCCGGATAAAACACCCGATCGCGGCCCAGCTCATCCTGATAACGCACACCGCGGACCGTCGTCGGGATCTGGTCTCGGCCAAGTGCCACTTCGCGCTCTACGATGCGATCCTGGCCGGTCTCGACGCGCAGGCCCAGGCGCTCCACATCTGCTGTGCTGAGTGCGCGAACGCGGCACCGGCAACCCCAACCGTTGGGCGGAAAGATGACCTTCCAAATCGGGTCATCCCACCGGAACACCTTGCCATTGAGCGCGGCGTGTGCCGGCCGCGTCCGGCTATCCATCACCGCAACGTATTGCCAGTACGGACGATCTTCGACATTGTCGAGGAGGCGCTTGTACCGACCAGCCATGTAGGCCGTTTGGACGTTGGTCTGGAAAATCGTCCTCAGTCGGCGCTCGCTACCGAGCTGCACGCGAGTGATTTCGCCCGTGTCGGCGTCCAGAGCATCCGTCGTTCCCCACCAGCCCTGATCCTGCAGCCGCGGCCGAAGTGTGCGGATGAACTCGGCGAGCGTCTGACCTTCGCCGATCGCCTTGTCGACTTCCTGCCGGATCGTGCGCAGCACGTCCTCGGATGCTGCCTTGGCGACAGTGAAGGCACGGGCGTGCGCGTCGCGCTGCATCTCGTGCCAGTCCCAAGAGATCTCGAGGCCCTTCGATCTGAAGTAGGCAACAGCGTCGGCCGGTACTAAGTCAAGGCGGGCTTGTATGCTGGCCATACTATTTCCCGACCAACTTGGAGATCACGCCGTACCAGAGCACGACAGCTACGACGAAGCCCGTGCCGTGGCAGAAGCCGTCCAGGAGCCTAATCAGAACCACCAGCCAGTTGATCTCCCAGCTCATGGCTCAATTCCTTCCGCAATGATGGCTACTATGACCGCGCCGGTCAGACTGAGAATCAACCATTCCTCACGCATGTTCGCGATCCATATATAGAAGTGCTCCGTCAAGCCGGCCGCAGCCCAGATCCTGGAGCATGCCCAACGTGAAATGACTTGCAGAACTGGCACCTGTACACGTTCAGGCGCCCCGTGTTCGGCGCGCGCTTGCGCACCAGGCGCAGCTGCACCATTGCGTCCTCGGATGTCGCATGCCTGGCTTTTCCTCTACACGCCTTACGCCGCAATCGCCTCTTGCTGCTCATTTCCAATTCGCTTCATGATCAGCGCCGTCGTCCCACCCTTGAAAATAGCCGACCAGGTACGCACAGCCGCCCACCGGGATGGCTACGGCGACTACCAGCGCCGCGATTCCCCAAGCGTCCATGTCATGCTCCGCGAAAGTCAAGCGCGTCCGCTAGTTCCTGTTTGAACAGGTAGGCCTCCACTTCCCAGACGTGCTCGAGCGCCATATCGCGAGCGGCCTGCCGGCCGATCTGTGCGTCGAATCTCTCGGCCAGCAAGGAATTGCTCTTGCCGATCACGCTGAATCCGTTTTGCAGCACCAAGCAGCAGACGGTCATCGTGGTGCCTGGGAACACGTGATAATGCTCTTCCTTGATCGCGGCTTCGACGTCGTCTCTGGTCAAGGTGGGCGGACTACTGCTCGAAGAGGTCATGCTGCTGCTCCTTGGGTGAAGGGGAAGTACTCCCCTCAGGTTGAACACCGAAATGCAGGGCGATCCACGCCTGAACGGCCCGCGCGGCGGCGACGTACTCCCGCGACGGGCTCTTCGTGGTTTCCTGGCCTGGCCGGTAGGTGGCCCAGATGCGATCGCGCAATGCCTTCGGCAGCCGAAACCAGTGTTCGCGGCATCCCCACAGCTTGGGCGGCACCGGCTTACCGCATCCAGGCCAGTGGCAGGTATGGCGGCTCATGCGGTGCCCCGCGTGTCGACGGCGCACGCCAAGCACAGCTCCGCCAGCGCCTCCACGTCGAAATGAGGGCCGAAGATTGCCTGGCCGCGATACCGGAATTGCTCGCGAGTTTCATGCTCGACGCTTGTCAGCACGCACTTGAATGCGGTCTGTACCAGCTCGCTGCGCGTCATGAAGGTCGAGAGCTTCCACTTGCGCGTGCGCTGCTCGCTGACCTGTCCGGTCTCATTGCAGGGGGCGATGAAGCGGGCTTGCAACCACATGTGGCCATCGACGGACTCGGAGATCTGGAAGTGATACCCGGGGTAGTCGACAAGCTGCAGAATCTGGACTGCGGTGGCCTTGTCCATTGGGCCTCACAGTGAATCGCCGGTCAGCCGGCCGTAGGTCTCCGCGCCGAATAGCGCATTGGCGAGCATCGCCTGCAACCGGCTGGTGTCCATCTTCGGATATGCGGCTTGGCACCGGGCCAGCAGATCGTCGTAGGACAGAGCACCCTGGGCAACATCGAGAATCGGCTGGATCATGGCGACACTGGCTTGAGCCAGGCGATCGGCAGGCAGGCCATCCAGTACTCTGTCGATCTCGTCTTGATCGCCAGACCGCACAGCCTCGGCGAATGCCGCCAGCGCGGCTGGCATACTGGGTGTGCCTGCAGGCGGCTGCTCACGGGCGTCCCAGCCGTCGCCATACTTCGAACGCACGCTGTCCAGAGTAGGCTTGAAACCCATCTCGTAGACGTTCTTGTCGGTTTCGGACTGGGCCTTCAGATCCTCTTCTTCCTTGATCACGCGATACACCTGGCACGGCGCCAGCCCGTTCAGCTCGCAGATCCACGGAAGCAGCGTGCTGTTCAGCGTCTCGGAGAGCAGATCGGCGTCGGCCTGCACCAGGTCCAGGCGTACGTCGCGCCGTTCCTTCGATGCCGATGCGAGCGCGCCCCCCGATTGGGTTCTCGGCTCTTGACCGAGAATCACTTCTGCGATCCAGTCATCCATGTACGCGCAAAGCTGAGCCTGCGATGAAATCGAACCCGTGAGCTTGGACTCGAGCAGCTCTATCGCCGCGTCGTCGGGCGTGATGACGACACCATCGTTCGAGAGTGCGCGCAGAGCATCGAACAGGGTTGCCTTCTCGGCCGGGCTGGCGCCTCGGCGATACTTGCCCCACGGCGTGGGCGAGCCGAACCGATCGTTCAGCTTGTTCCAGGCGATCAGGCCCTTGCGTTTGAAGAAGACCGGCCAGTAGAGTTGGTGCCCCAGGCCCGTGCCGTAGGGGTTCTCGTCCTCGGGATTGACGCAATGGACGATGAACTTTCGTTCCGGCAGCACGATGCCGCGCACCATGTCTTCTTGCACGAGCATGCGCAGTTGATCGTCGCCATCCTCTTCGACGTACACGAATCGCCGTTGAGCGCGCTTTCGGTATTTGAGCGGCACGATCTGCCCTTCGCGAATGCCCCAGATCGTCTCGTCAATGGCCCACCCCATCAGTGTGGCCTCCAGAATATCCTTGCACAGCTTGTCGAAGCCAGACTGCTTGAGGATGTCTGCGACGATCTCGGCATCAGTCGTGGCCGCCGTAGAGTTCTTCAGCGATTTCACCGGCTCGACTAGCCAGGGCCGGCCGATCAGGGCCAGCGCGCGCTTCTGCAGGCCAGAGAACACCTTGCCGTCTCGCTTCAAGTCGCGGTAGATGCGGTATTGGTCCGCGCCGCCCCCCTTGTCAAGCAGCACTGAGTCGTTCGGGCGGATGACGCCCATGTAGTTGCTCTCGAACGGATCGCGCGCGCGAGTGGCGACCTCGGACTGCAGATCGCCGCCCAGACGACGGCGCGCGCCCGATAGTTCACGAAACTGTGCGAGACCTTGCTTAGCCATACAGGAACCCTTCTATGCTGGAGCCGCGGCTCATACCTCTGCCGTCGCTCATGAACTCGGCCGGCCCGCGTCCGTTGAGGGCCGCGTGCTCGGCCAATGCGAGTGCGATCGCAAAGTCGCCGTGGCGCAGCAGCTCGGCGTCCTTCACGTCCTTCGTGTTGATCTCCGGCACCCGGGGAATGCCGTCGATATCGACCACAGAACGAAGATCCTCTTGCAGGTTCAGATCCCGCGGCAGGTCATAGTCGTCATCCTCGAACCGCTGAACCATCTTCGGCATGAACTCCGCGTACCACTTCACATTCAGCGTGATCTGGTGGATGACGTCGTGCCCGAATTCGTCAGCGGTGTACTCGGCGATCGTTTGGCCTGGCCCAGTTGCGTCGATGGAACCACCGTGCCAGTTCGGCAGCTTCCTGATCAGCCACCACAGAATGGCCTCCTGCTGGCGCGTCGGGACGTTTTGAAGCTCGACTGCAAAGGGAACCGTGCGACGTAGCGTTGGGCCGATTTGCAGAGGGACGATCTCGGTGAAGTTTCGGTGGCGGGCATAGTCCATGCCGAACACCGTCTGCTGCCGCGGATCGAGCAGCTTGAGCGCAGGCTCCATCGCGGTCTTAATCCAGGCCGCGGCGTAAAGCTTCCGCTCGAGGTCGCCCAGCCGCACGAAATCGTCGTCGAGCACCAAGCGCAGAACAGGCCGCTCGTAGCGCATCGCACGATCGATCCACACGCCGGGGATCGAGGCGCCACCGCCATCGCGGGGAATTGCGTCCAGCTCTTCGCGCATGGCCGCCTTCCGCGGGCCATATAGGTTGCGAATCTTGGAGTACCACTCGTGTTTGCCCTCGGCAGTGGGCGTGGTGCCCTTCATCATGCACACGCGCTCGTATAGACCGTTCTTCACCGCATCGTCGAATGTGGCAATGAGAACCTTGGCGCTGTTCCCGTAGCGCCCGGCCTTGATGTCCTCGATCAGTTGGTTGAACGGGTTCTTGCGGCCGTTGTGCGAGCTGATCACGCGAATCTTGCCGCCCCAGATCAACAGTGCCGTGGCTGCGTCCAGGACGGCCTGGACGTTCGGATGAAAGGCGGCTTCGTCCAGCACCACAATGCCCTGCAGGCCGCGAATGTTAGCTGGGCGCGACGAAAGCGCCGTGATGACGAAGCTCGATGCGAATCGGATCCGGTACGCGGTGATCTTGCGCGTGGTGCCGTCGTCCTGCTGATCGTCGAACAGGAACTCTTCGATATCGCTGATGCCGAACGCCTGAGCGCGTGCGATCACACGCGAAAAATGGGCGCTGTACCCGATGAACTCGAGGCCTTTCTCCTTCGTGTCGCCGATGTAGTAGACATTGTCACCACCGGCCGACTTCCGCGCCGCGGCGATCAGCGTGTCGCCGAGTGCCTCGGCGAA